TGTAGTAGCTGTAGCTCCTGTAGTAGCTGCGGTTGTACCTGCTCCAGCTCCTGCTCCGGCTCCACTAAAGAATCCTTTTATTCCACTAAAAGCTTTTCCTATCATAGGACCTAACATCATCCCTAAAGCTATACTTCCTAAAAATCTACCTAATTTTGAACTAAAAAGTTTCTTCATACGTTTTTTTATTTTTCTACCTACTTTTCTTATAAATCCCATAATTTTATCCTAATCCTTGTCTATATGAACTACCAATACTTGATAATAAACCGCTTAGATAATCATCATATCGTTCACCCGGCTTACCTTCGTTAGCTATAGCTGTTGCAATAATTTGAGCTTTTCTATTTTCTTCATTTTCAAAAGCTCTGAAATCAAAATCAGCTTGGTCTCTTAATTCCTGCCATAAGAATGACATAGCCTGTGAACTGAAACCAAAAGCATTCATAGCATTTTGCATGTTGATTTGATTTTGAGCTGCTGTAGTAACTGTATTAGCTTGTCTTCTCCATTGAACGTTAGAAGCTTCTACAGCTGCTGCGTTTTGTGCATTCCATTGGTTTCTTGCAAAGTCTTGTTGGCTATTAAATTGGTCAACTTGTGTTAATAACTGAGCATTAAATTTTTCAACATCAGCTTCTCTACCAGCTCTTCTAGCTTCTGTAGCATTAGCTTGAGTAGCGTTAAACTGCTCCATAGCATTCATTTGAGATGCGTTATATTGATTCATGTTTGCAGCTAACGAAGTCATAAACTGTTCAGTTTGATTTTCACTTGTTGCATTAAACTGAGCTGCTGCATTTTGAGCTGCTTGATTACTTAATACTCTTTGTTGAGTTTGATTAGCTTTTAATATTTTAGCTTGTTGCTCGTTATTTAAATTAGACATATCCATGCTTAAAAAAGCTTGAGCATTTTGTATTTGAGTCTTTTGATAAAAATCAGCTTCAGCTAAATTAGCTTGTGACATTAATAGTGCATCTTGTATAGCTGCTTGTTGTTCGTTACTTGCTTCTGTTAAACCAACAGTTTGTAAAAATCTACTATTAGATAAAGCTACTTGTTGGTCAGCATTAAACTGAGCCATATCCATATTAAATACATTTTGTGCGTTTGTTAAAGCTGTTTGTTGTCTTCTTTGTGTATTTGCTTCAGCTTCTCTTGCTTCTATATCTTTTTGTTGAGCTACACTAGATTGAATAGCTTGTGCATTGCTTTGAGCAATAGGCATAGCTGATTGAATAATAGCATTTAATAAAGAATCTCTACCTACTGTAGAAGCTGACATGCCTCTTTGTGCTAACATTTGCTCAACACTTGCTACTGCTGGTCTAGCCCATAAAGGTATTTTTCCTTCTTCAATACCTTCAAGAAGTTTATTCATTTGTGTAGATACTAAAGCTTCTTGAGGTAATCCTTCTATTATACCTCTTTGTTCTTCACTGAAGTCTGCTAGTCTATCTTCTAATGCTTCTGGGTCATTACCTATTTCTTCTATATCTGCATCAGATAATCCAGCTTTACTTAATTGTTTTTTAGCTCTTGTAATTCTTGATAAACTTGTACCTGCGTTTTGAGCTGCTACTGCTTTAGCACCTTCACTAAGAGTTCCAATAACTCTTTCAGTTAAAGCACCTTCAGGTATATCTATTGTTGCTCCTTCTATAGGTGCTACTCTTTCTACTCCTGCAGCTTTTGCAATAGCTTCATCTGCTATCTGACCTTTTGCAGCTTCTACTTGAGCTTCAGTGGCTACTTGTGCTGCTTCCATTTGAGCAGCTTGAATTTTTTCTGGTGTAGCTGCTTCAGTAACTAATCCGGTTGTAACAGCTTCTGGGGTTACTGGTTTAGCTACTTCAGCTCTTGCTTCTGTAGGCTCTACCATTGTTGTAGTAGCTTGTTCACGTATAGGTTGTCCTGTTTCAGGGTCAATACCTGTAGGTATAGCTTCAGGAATTACAGCAGCTTGAGGAACAAGACCAGCAGCACCAGCTTGAGTTGCTGCAGCTGTTTCAGCTATACGTGCTTGTCTTTCCGGTGAAGCTGTTGTACCTGTTGTTTGAGAAGTTCCTCCTCCTACAACTCCACCGCCTATTCCACCACCTATAGTACCTGAACCAATTAAATCTTTTAGATAATCTTCGTAAGCTCTGTCTCTTTGTTCATTATAATCGTCTCTAGCTCTACCAGCTGCAGAACCTATTGTAGGTCCCTCATAGTCTCCATACTGTTTAAAGAAATCTTCTCTAGACATAGGACCACTTACATTTTGAGCATTAGCTTGAGTTTGAGTAGGCTCTACAAAATTAGGTTTAACAGGTTCTTCTCTTTTAGGTAATTCTTCAGAAGCAGTAGCCTGTTCGTTAGGTACATCTTTACCACCACCGGGTCCACCTATAGATACAAAGTCATCTCTATCATTAGGTTCTTCTACTTTCTTACCCAACTGATAACCTACTCTACCTCCTTTAGAGTAATCTACTCTACCACCAGTAAAGTATTTTTGCTTATACTTTTTCATTCTTTTCTTTTGTTGTTTCTTAGCCATAATAATCTTCTATATCTATTTTACTTAACTTCAAAGAGTTTGTCAACCTTTTCGTGTAATTTTTCTAATCTTTCTACCAAAATATTAAAATCATCTTTTAATTCTTGCTTAGTTACATAATCTCTTGCCATCTCTTCACGAGTTTTATTCAAGAGAATATCGAGTCTTTTTGCCTCTGTAGTGTTCTGTCTGATACTATAAAGTATTGGAGCTAATACTAATGTTACTAATATATTCCAAAATAAATAAGCTGTTAGCTCCATAATACTTTATCCACCAATAGTTTTAGTTTCTGATGTAGGTGTAATAGCTTCAGTAATTTTTGCAGCTATTGCATCTTTAAGATTTTGTACTTCTTCATCACCCATAGCAGTTGTTACCCAACCTTCTACGTCATCAGTTGTAACACTATCAAAAGCTGTAAAGCTTCCTAAGTCTGAGATATCTAATGATTGTGTACCGTATACATCTGCTGTATAGTTTACATCGTTACCTTCACCATCTTCGTAAGTGTTAGTATCGTCAGTTCCTGTAAGTCTCCAATGTACATTGTAGATTACATCAGTTTCTGTTATTGCGTTGTCATCAGTTACAGACGGTTTAGTGTCCACTGTCGCAACGTTCCAAGTATAATTAATTGCCATTTTTTTCTCCTTATGTTATAATGTTGCAATAATAAATGCTAGAAGCTCGTTATATCTAACTCCTAATCTTGTTTGTTCTACTCCATCATCATCAGTCCAAGTACTTGATATAAACATACCATAGTCACCTGCATCTAATCCTTCAGCAGTAAAAGCATCTTGTAAATCTTGTGCAATAATTCCAAAGTGATATCTAGCATCGTCACCTTTTTCTGTTACTGCTTTATTAAATTTATATCTTCTTATTAAACCTTTACAAGCTGTAGCTACTCTTTGCTCTGCATCTGTTAAGGCTTGAATATCTTGTTTTTCGTTTCTGTCTGAAGTTTGTATAGTTCCGTTGGTTGCATAGATATCATCAAATCTTACACTTGATGAACCTAAATCAGTTGTATCATCTGAATCAGTACCATCAGAACTTACTGGGAAAATAGCTTTATAAGTTTGATAACTTAAAAACTTAAGACCAGCTCCTCCACCAGTAATATATATATTGTTGTTTGTTTCACTTTGTCTTGTACCTATACTGCCTCTTATACTTTGTGCGTTAGTCATGAAATCAACTAAAGGACCATCAGTATTAATTGCTAAAGAATTTTGAATTCTTACTATAGGACTAGATGCTGTGTCTTTTGGACCTAGTATATGTAATTTTGTCACAGGTGCAGTGGTTCCTATTCCAACTTTGCCATTAGAGCCTTCAATAAACATAGCTGTACCATTGGTTTCACTACCAAATTGCACATCTCTTGTAGAATCAGCTTTTAAAGTTAAAACACCGCTTTCGCTTTTTAATTTACCTATGACTGTATTACCACTTACAGAACCACCAACTTGAAAAGCAGAACCATTATTAATTGAAACATTACCGCCTTCTATTGAAAGTTTGTCTTGTGGCGAATCAGTTCCAATTCCAACGTTTCCATTGGTTAAATCAATATTTAAATTATTAGCATTTACACCAGCATTACCACCTATAGAACCTATTTGAGAACCTGTGGCTAAATAAAATGAATCTGCTGT